AAGATGGGACAAGTTAAAAGTCTTGCTGAACTGAATCAGTTTATCAAAGACAACTGGCGTTGGTTCTGGGCTAACGGAGCACAGCATGACTTCTACCGATGGAGTAGCAATAAGGGCAAGGCAGCAGACTTCCATGAATATCATGAAGTGACTATTAGTGACTTGTATTGGAAAGAAGACCTAAGCAACAGTCACTCATGTCCACGCAAAGGTGTTCAAAACTTTGATACCCGTAGTGAATACAACAAAGGTAAGCCCACAGGTTACCCCGGTTGGGGCGGTCGTATCAACATCAAAGTTAAGCCACCAATGAGTAATCATAAGAAAGATCCTTACATGCATGATGGTTGGGGTAGTGCTTACTTTGAAAACACTACCATCAACACTGGTTCTGGTGGCGGCGGTGGTGGCAAAGACTTCAAAAGCTACAGCTACGATGTTAAATTGTTCGCCGCAGACTTCCCTGTTATGTACGAAGCCAAGCGTAAGGATGAATGGATTCAGAAAGAGAACGCCGAGCGTATGTACGTTTGGCGACAACTTGGGGGCAAGGGTCTGACTCAAAGTGTCACCGAACAAGATATCCCAAGTGACTTTGCTATAAGCGACCCACTTGAAGGTAACTTCTACCGCACACAGTACTAATTGGGATAGCATTTTAGGGGACTTAGGTCCCCTTTTTTTGCCTTATAATTTGCTTTTGTTCAATCTATTGTATACAATAGCAAGATGGTAGAAGTAAAAACAATAGAGCAACTCCTTTATTTCATAAAAACTAAATTAAGCCTGAGTAGATACGATGAAAGGTTTATAGATAACCTTATGGGCTTGAAAGAAGTAACCACCAATCAAGCGCAATTGTTTGACAGAATCTTACACAAATACAGAAGGCAGTTATCTAAATATGAAATTTCGTTAGAGAATGTAGCCGATTTTCCATGGAACGTAAAAATCATTGATAGTGTTTCTGCGTTTACCGATGGCTACGTATACATAGAGGACAACGTTATTAAATTCCGTTGCCCTTATAATAGGAATTTTATAAACAAATTTAGAAGTGTCGAACTTAATAATTTTGTATGGAATAAAACAGAAAAGTATTATGAAACCCCGTACGGTGTGTCGCAACTTAAATTATTACTGACTGCTGCCAAACAATTCTATCCTAGAATCGTATATTCAGAATCTGTAACAGAGCTATTGGATCCATTAAAAGAGTATGCTGATATTAAGCATTGGACTCCTACCTTAGTAAATGCTAACGGAAATCTAATGATTTCTGCGACCAACGAATATCTAAATGATGCGATAAAAGATATCGAACTAAATACTAGTCCAACTACATTAATGCATTTATCTATGTACGGTATTAATATAGACAGTTCAGTAACTGAGGTATTTCAAAATCCAAAATTGAAGTTCTCGGCAGACTATAATCCTGTAGTTGAACGTAGTGATTTAAAAAATATCATACCTTGGCTAAAAGAATTAGGGTGTGATTTGTTGCTAGTTCAAGGTAATCCCTCAATGCTGTACGAGGGAGATGTGCTTGAATTGCTCAAGCAAAATAATATAAAATACATAGATGTACAAATGCTTAGAGCAAAGTCGTACACAGAAATATCAAATCAATATCAGTGCTGTATATCAATACGCAGTAGAAACAACGACAATAATTTATTCGGAGACGTTATCTCTAAATCGATTAAGGTAGTAAACAGTGAGCCTATAACTATTAAATGAAACAATGTAAATTAACAATCAAAGATGAAGTCAACGTAAAACTTGAAGGTCTTGAACTTGGTGATCGTAAGACACTGATGAAGATGTTTGAGTTTGAAGTTCCCGGCGCGAGGTATTTGCCGAGTGTCCGATTAGGTAGATGGAACGGCAAAACCAGTTACTTTGCGTTAGGCGGAAGCACCTATATCAATCTGTTACCTGAGATATTACCTCTACTAGATCAGGCTGATTATGACATAGAACTAGACGACCAACGTGAATACACCTCTACTTTCAATTTCAACAAAGTGTCCGAGGAGACATTCAAACATAAATTATGGCCTGCTAAACATCCAATGGCAGGTCAGCCTGTTGTGTTGCGTGATTACCAGATTGAAATCATTAACAAGTTCTTAGAGAATCCACAGTGTATTCAAGAAGTCGCTACGGGAGCAGGTAAGACATTGACAACAGCGGCACTAAGTTTAAGCGTAGAGAGTTATGGAAGAAGTATCGTTATTGTCCCTAACAAGGACCTCGTTCGCCAGACAGAAGCTGATTATATTAACTTGGGTCTTGACGTTGGTGTCTATTTTGGTGACCGCAAAGAACTAGGAAAGCAACACACGATCTGTACCTGGCAATCACTAAACAACATGATGAAGAAAACTCAATCAGGTGAGGCTGAGGTTTCTATTATTGACTTTATTGAGGGAGTAGTATGCGTCATGGTAGACGAGGTTCACATGGCAAAAGCAGATGCTCTAAAGGCATTATTGACAGGTCCAATGGCTCGTATTCCTATTCGATGGGGACTTACTGGTACTGTACCAAAAGCTAAGTTTGAATATATGTCACTGTTTGTTAGTTTAGGACCGGTAATCGGTAAACTATCTGCTAGTGAGTTACAAGACAAAGGTGTGCTAGCACAATGTCACGTTAACATCGTTCAATTAAAAGACGATGTTGAGTTTAGTAACTACCAATCAGAGTTGAAATACCTGACAGAGAACAGTGAGCGGCTTGATGCTATCGCAGGACTTATCAATAAAGTATCACAGACAGGCAACACACTAATATTAGTAGATAGAATCAGCGCAGGAAAAGAACTACAACGCAGATTAAGTGATATCTTTAGTTTAATAAAAGATGCGCCTGATGTAGCGTTCGTTTCCGGAAACACAAACTTGAATGAGCGTAAGGAAAACTATGATGAAATTGCGACATCAACTAACAAGATTATTATTGCGACTTACGGCGTCGCCGCTGTTGGAATTAATATTCCTCGCATCTTTAACTTGGTTCTGTTGGAGCCTGGCAAATCGTTTGTACGTGTTATTCAAAGTATAGGACGCGGTATCCGTAAAGCGGAAGACAAAGACTTTGTACAGATTTGGGATATTACAAGCAGTTGTAAATTTGCCAAACGACATTTAACCCAACGTAAAAATTATTATAAGGAAGCTAATTACCCATTTGATCTTGAGAAGTTGACTTACAAGTGATAAGGTGATAAAATAGAACTATGCGTATACTTACATTAGACAATCAACCATACAATTTAGAAAATTTACCAGAAGAAATAGACGACCTACGTTTTGCTATCTTAGATAATTCTAATCCACAAAATGTAGACTATCATTATATCCCATTGATATTCTTAGAATCATTCAGCGCCCCCGCGTTAGTGTTAAAGATAGGAGATGCTACTATTAAGATGCCAGTAGATTGGCAAATACTTATAGGTGAACAAGAACACGGAGACTTAGAAACATTGCCCATGACCAGCATCAACGACAGAGGATTTAATGCGTTTGAATTTAATCCGTTGAGTAGTTTTAGTCCTAGCTTTTTACCTATTGAGATTGTAGACATTTATCATGACGTAACATGGTATGCCCCTCGTTTAAAAAACGGACAATTCTTGTGTGTTCCGATTGATGACAGTGACAAACCAAGATGTGTTTATTTTGTAAAAGAAATTAGTCGCAACTGCGAGATTGTAGATTATTCACAGGCATTCTAATGGCAACTAAAAAAGTACAACTACCTAAAGACGAGCAACTAGAAAATCAAACACTTGATTTGTTTGACGTACTTGCGGCAATTGATCGTAAAGACTATGATTACTATGACCGTTTAAGTGAAGAACAACAAAAGAAATTTGCTCCCTTTATCTTAGTACAATGGACTAGCGCAATCAAAGGTAATGCTGGATTATCATCGTATTATTTGATGAATACAGACTACACAGCTAATCGTTATCTATTGAATGAGCACGTATCAAAACATCCTAAGTTACAATGGCTCATGTTATGTGCGGCAAGCCCGGGTATGGGGAAACAGTTCCATCAGTGGATTCCTAGTATCAGCGGCAAAGTATCTAAACTACAAGAGTCACCTAAGCTCAAAGACATAAAAGACTACTATAAGAAGATATATCCCAGAGCAGATACAAATGACATTGATGAAGTTAGTCAAGCGTTTGTAGCTAACCATAAGAAAAAAATGTATATAGCAGAGCAGTATCCTGATATGAAATTTGATGATATTGAAATGTTGTCAGAACTTGTTACCACCGAACAAATTAAACAGCATGAAAAAGACCGAGGCAATTGATAAGCCATTAAAATATGGTTGTGACTTCTGTGGTAGAGAGTTCGCTAGAGAAACTACCATAGCCAAACACATTTGTGAATATAAACAACGCTGGATTAATAAAGACTTGCCAGGTGTTCGCATAGGCTTTCAATCATGGGTTCAATTCTATCAAAAGAACACAAGTACTAAAAAGACTAAATCGTATGATGAGTTTATTAAAAGTGCTTACTATACTGCGTTCGTCAAATTTGGCAATCACTGCGTAGATATTAACGCAATTAATATTAGTAGGTATGTTGATTGGTTACTAAAGAATCAAATCAAAATCGACACATGGACTAGTGATGTTACATACACAAAATATCTAGTTGAATACTTACGTACGGAAGACGCATTAGATGGTGTTGCTCGTAGTGTAGAGTCTACTATCAAATTAAGCGAAAACGCAGGTGTTTTGCCCAGAGATATTCTACGTTACGGTAATGTAAATCGAATATGTTACGAAATAACAAAGGGCAAAATTAGCCCATGGATGCTGTATCAATCTAATAGTGGTATAGAGTTCTTAGGTAAACTTATGCCAGACCATGAAAAAATGATATTGGACTATATCGACCCTGAAAAGTGGGCTATTAAATTTAAAAGAGAACCAGAGAATGTCAGAACAGTTAAAGAAATTCTCACACACGGCGGGTATTAAAAACGAACACAATCATAGAGTTAGGATACCTTTTCTTATACAAGAGGTATCGAACATACATGAAGTTGAACGAGGTGTAAATAACTGGAACGAGACATGCGCTAAGGCAATCGAAATGTTCGGATTACCCGGGGACAAATACTCATGTAGGTTCACTCAAAAAGCTATTGAGTTTTGGTTCTTGGAAGAAAAAGACGCATTGTTGTTTGAATTATGTTGCGGTTAAAAGCTAGAATACGAAAGTGGCGCGCCGAGCGTAAACTAAAAAAGAGCGGGTACAAGAACTGGGCCCAGTATAGACATAACCGTGATCCTGACATAGAACTGTATGCTAATGATTTGGACGATTTCTATAAGGGTTATCCATATGTATATGTCAGCTTACCCAATCCAGACCATTATGCTTATAAATTACTCTATGATTACGGACCCGGAGGATACAGATACGGGTATCACGAGATAGGAGAATGGTGTAATGAACACATAAGGTGGAACTATCGTGTTGATATGCATAGAGTGTGGAGAGATAATTCGGGAAGATATTCGTTCAACGATATTGGAGGATATGATATAATATTCTTTGCGTTCAAGAACGAAAAAGATTTTACCCATTTTTTGCTTAGGTGGTCATGATGGAGCAGGGCAGTTTTACATACAAGTCAGAGCACTACTACGGTAGTAAGAAACAAGTACACACTGTTTCTTGGCGTGGCAAGGGTGAAGTCGACGGAGGTGAAATTCAAAAATGGTGTATTGAGAATTTTGGGCAACCCGGCTACCGTGATGATTTAGGTGAGACTCGCTGGCTAGATGATATCAATGAAAAGGGCGAAATCTTTTTATGTAAAGATGAAGACCTAACTTTCTTCTTACTAAAGTGGACATGAGAAGAATTCACTTTGAAGGACCTACTTGGCACGAAACTAAAGTGGGTTGGCATGAGCTTGTACTGAATCTAAACGGGCAACCAAAACGCTATCGTGAAATTGTAGAATGGCTGTATAATACTATAGACAAATGCGAAAGGCATTGTAGATGGTTTGAGTCGTCAGTGGGAATCAAAATTAAATTTAGGCACGAACGAGATTATATCTTGGCAACATTGAGGTGGTCATGAAAGTTAACATCAAGATAATGTATGGTCAAAAAAGACCGTACCATGTTGACATTAAATGGAGTCATCGCAATGACTGGAACAGTGCTAAGGTATACAACTGGTGCGAACAAAACTTTGGACATAGAAACGTCAAGTATGATAACCCTCGTTGGTATGGTAACACTAGTTACTTCACTGGTGACTTTAAGTTTCGTGACAAAAAAGACGCCGAATGGTTCTTGCTGAGGTGGTCATGAGTTTAGTAGCAGTAAAAGGTGGTTGGGTTTTTATGAAATCAACAATAGTGCATCACTGGGCATATCATAATGGTGAGACTCCCTTAAATCCAGGGAGTCAGTGGACTATTGTCCCCCCTCGCAGTTGGACTTGTTGGGTATACCCTGAGAACGATAGAGAGTTTGAACAATGGATGAAAACTAATTGTCCAACAGCAGAATGTATTCATCGTTTCAATAGTGGTGATCCTATGTATACTGTTTCAATTTCCAGTGATGAAGAATGTACAGTTTTTAGATTGAGGTGGCTATGAGAACAAGTATTTGGTATAGAACAGAATTACAGCAACCTCCTAAGTCAGGTTCTTACCTTGCGTACAGAGGCTGGGGTATGGGTGGTAAAGCAGACGGTGATAGCGATTGGGGCTATGTATATTACGATAAGAAAGTAGATGAGTGGAGAGAATATCGTGATCCTTACAGTCATGGAGCTATTGTTTACTACTGGA